GTTATATGTTCCGCCACTCCACTGAGCGATATTGTCGCCTGTCAAACCAGATATACCACCCGTGATGTTATTTTCCTGATTTTTCATGAGGATCACATTCGTTGCAAGCAGACCACCGAGCACATCAGTGCTTCCCTGTAGCGCCTGAAGTAGGAGCTCTGTCGATTTTTTAAAGTCGGTTGCCTTGTTTCCTTTCTGCACCATAAAATCTTTGACCTGAATAGTTACATGATTGTATGTCTGAAAGTCTACGAAATTGTAAATACTTTCGGTGTAGTTAGAAACGTTAGCGACCGCTTGTATAAACTGCCAGTCGGTGTTCACGTTTACAAGGGATGCATGGTTGTCGCAGATATCGATGTTGACCTGAGCAGATCCGGCTGCAACACGCATATAACAGCTTACGACATGATATCCATTACCTCTTACCACATTACTGACTCTAGCCTCGGTTAGATACCCTCCGCTTGAACTCACAATTTCAAAACCATTCGGGGTGTTTATTGTGTTGCGTGAAATGGTTGGAGTTGAACCACCGGGACTTGAAATTGATAGCAAATTATTTCCGTTATAATAATTCTCACCACCTACTTCAAGACTTGCGATTCCATCTAGGGCTATTGCCTTCAACATATCCTGTATGGCCTTGCTAGCCTGCATTACTGCCTGCGTGTAGTCCCCGAGCGAACCGGTGTACTGGGCATACTTAGTATCCACCTCTGCCTTTTCCCCCGCGGTCGTGCTGCCGTCAGAGATAGCCACCTGTATTGCCGTCAGCAAGGCATCGATATGCCCAAACAAATTTATTTTGGCATTTAATAAATTTGTTTTAGCTGTACCGGTTAGATATGTATTCGTGTAAAGATCTTGATATTCGCGAAATACACGTTCTTTTGAAGCATTAATTTCATTGATGTATTTTTCTATCGCTTTAGCCTCGGCTTCGTTAATAATACCATCCCGAAAAGCAGTGTCGACATATGAATTTAAATTGCCTATGCTATTGTTCGCATTCTGTGCTTCGAAGATTGCTTGTGAAACATCAGTTTCAAGTTGTGCTAACATTTCATTAATGTCCTCAGGAGCAGGAGTCCAGTCGGTAGCTTTATTTCCAGCCTCAAGTTTAAATTTTTCGAGATTGTAAGCTGAGTTAGCAGTACCGTAATACATCAAGCGTGTTATATTTTGTTGGGTACACGTGAAGGTTGCTATTCCATCCGTACCAATAGGGATGCTGACTAGCTGTGACATAGAACTATTGCACAATACGAGCTGTGATAAATGTATTCCGCCGATCCGGCGGTAACTGAAAGTGTACTCTTTTCCTGTTTCGAGCGCCCCACTAAGAAAAGGATAACTAGTCATAATTACTCTACCGGCCGGGTCGGTTGTGCCTGAAATAACACCTCCACTGTTACGTATAAGGTTCCTAGCACCTATTTTTATATCCCCAATAACCTGATCGATAGTTTTAAGTACCCCATTGCTGAGGAATTGAATATTTCCCGAAATCTTTCCATTGTTCAAATCGAATTTTGTACTTCCGTCAATGGAAGCTATTACACCTGTCGTTATAAACTGCCCGTTAATTAGTGTTTGTCCGTAAGACAATGAAATGCCTCTTACGTCCATGAGCGGCGAGTGTAAGACACCAATTAAAAATAAAAAATGTGTTGCGTTAGAGTCGAATCGCAAAGGTGACGAGTCAAGATAAATATCAGCCGTTGAACTTGTACGGCTACATCTTGCATAAATATACAGGGCCTTTGCTTGATCATCGCCTGTTATTTGAAACCCACCGGCTCCAATTGTCCACATTTTAACGGTGTTGTCATTGTTTATAGTAAAGTGTATAAGCAACCCGGATGACCAGTAGAATAATTGCGGACTTCCGGCGTAATTAGGCTTTAACAAACAGGTAGTTTGAAATTGTTGTGAGCGTGAGCCCGTAGAAATCATAGAGGTTTCTATCGAAGCCGGACGAATGTTACCTGCATTGAAATACCCATCCGGATCAAAAACCATTTCGCGCAGCTCTTTTGAGCGCCTGTATGCTTCAATCCACCTTGCTTTACTCGATTCATTACTAACTACAATCTGATTATTAACAGTGTTTATTTCATCAGTAATTGTCTGAATGATTGTACGCGAAACCGTGTTCGATATATCAACCTGAAGCTTATAGCCTTCACGAATTCCACGCTGAATCTTTGTAATTCTTATATCCTCATCAATTCCTAAATCTTCATCGTAAATATGTACCTGGTCGCCACATTGCAAAACAGGCAACTCTTTTTTTGCGAATATCTCAGAGAACTGAACCCTGTACTCTACCTTTGGCTTGTCGTTTGACTGGAGATACTCCTCAGCCTTTTGAAGCAATTCAGCTTCAGCTGCATCAATATAGTTATCTGGCATTAGAATATCCAACAACACATATCTATCATTTACTTTTGGCTTTAGCAGGAAAGTTGGAAGCACAAGGTCTTCATCTTGTTTATTCTCAATAATTACAAATTTATTGTATGCATGTTCATAAGATTGAATCTCAAAATCGTAACCAGCACAATCACCGGTTAAAAATCGAACCTTTGCTGGTATTCCAGGCATTTTAAAATCATTCACATCGAAATCGATTGCCGTATCGGAGAATTCAAACGGACCACCAACAGAAGTAACCTTACCAGCACCTAACAGGGATAAACGTGGATAAATATCATCAAAGGTTTTTGCCTGTTCAATAACTCCATATAATGCAGAATTGTCCGATTCAATATAATTATCAGTAGATGGCAATAACAATCTTCCGGATCCACCTCTGTATTGCGACGAAATATTTTGGTCCGATCCAAAAGCATACAATCGTGTAATTACATCTGCACTATTCACTGATACCCTTTCAATGTCATAAGCAGTTGAACCATATTCAAGAGTCAACTCACGCATGGTTGCCTTTTTTTTAACATGAATGGTTTTGTTTAGCACATGATATTCTGTATTAAACTCATCTGCAATACGTTCAAGAACAGCATGGCAGTTTTCGTTCGAAAAGGTTAATGTACGGAAATCCGATTCTATAACATCACCCTTCATCCAACCACCATCGATACGATTTAAATTCGAAACCAACAGGTCAACAAAGGTTTCAGCCGTTCCGGTCAGGGAGAACTCACCCTGAGCCGGTCGGGCTGTTGTATCAAACAAAAGATACATCACCTTAAGCATGTCATAACGTGGATGTTGAAACACAGCGTTATATTGATATAAACGCGCTGAAATTTTCTTAACAGTCGGCAGTTTATTTAATCTGTAATTTACACCACCTTCAACAATGTAGTCACCAATGAAAAACTCTATATATGCAGGGAGATCAAACACAAGAGTAATCTGGTGATCACCCATTAATGTTTCTACATAATTTGACGAGCTCGATGGCTCAACAATTTTGAGTTCTTCTGTATCCCGGAATATCTTAACCATAAATTCGATCTTCTGCTGGATTTGATTCTAATACTGATAATTCGTAAACTGCGAAAACATTGCCACTCCTCATCGATGATGATTTATGTGTACATTTTGCACCTTCGTAAAGCAATTTCAATGTTACACCTAGGTCGTATACATATAAACTAAACTCACTTTCTTTATCTACCATTGAGAAAAAAGAGCTATATTTTTGCCAGAAGTCTGATGATGAGCTGGCCTTAATTGCAATATTTAGCTTAAAGCGCTTTGCTTCATACACAAGCTCAGTTTCCTTGTCTACGTCTAAACCATGCTTATCACCATAATCATGTTCAAGCCGCTTTTTAGGAACAGGGGGCGACAAGATTTCATTATACGAACCTTTAAGAATATATGCTCCTGCAGTTGAAACAATATCATAGCCATCGATGTACCATTTTCCGTTCATTGTTTCGCGTTTAATTACTATTTAACCTGAATTCCATTACTTTTTAAATACTGAATATTGTTATCAATTCGTTCAAGCAAACGACAATACTCAGTGTTTTCCTTTATTCGATAAATTTCAGCGAATATCCTTGTCATGTCTTCCGCTGTGTTTTTGCTGTTATTAGCCAGATATGCCACACTCAATCGCATGGCGGCCAGTTGTCCTACGATCGCTGTTCCGGTTTGCTCGGTTATATTCGACATGTCTCCCTTTATGCCTTCCTGGTTAATTTTAGCAGAGGAATTAAATATACCATCAAGAGCTTGATTGGCTTGTTCAAAGGCGGCATAAAAATCATTCCCTAGTGATTCAACAGCTTTTCTAAAACGTGCCGCTTCAGCGCTGTCAAGTCCACCACCACTTTCCATGTCTTTAGCAAATGTGTCAATAATGCCTTCAAGAGGTTTTTCCAGGAATCGAAGCTTGAGACTGTTTACGACTGCCTTCCTGATCACGCCATCAACCACCTTACCCATTGCCTCAGCGGCACTGGCTACTTGCCCAAAAGCCGACACCAGGCCTTCAGCGATTTCCGTAGCTAAATCTTTCGCTGAGGTCTGAGCAATACTCTCAGTTATGTTGTTGAGGATGTCCTCTGAAATCCACTTCAGCTCATCAATCTTGTTGCGCCACTCAGCAATAGCTTCCTGATCTTGCTTCTTTGCTTTCTTCTTTTGCTCGAGTTCAATCAATTTATAATACTCTGCAATTTGCCTCTGCAGATTTGCCAACTGAGACCTTTGATTTTTGTAAACATCAGTACCCAGTGCTTTATCCACCGAACGTTGTAGTTTATCGTAAGCCCGGGCCAGGTCTTCAACATCTTTTTTTGCCTTATTCTGTGCTTTCTCAATATCCTTCGATTTTTTATCAAAAACCTTAAAGCCATTGACGAGCAGTTCTATTGAGCCCTGGATAATCTGTACCGGATTACCCGTAGCAAGACCCATTGCCAGATTGGCCGCACCCGACACCATTCCAATTACATCATTAGCGGTTTTTTTTTCTTCTTCGGTGAGTAAACCTAACTGGTCCAAACCATCAACAGCCATATTCAGCACGTCACGCACCCCTGTGAGTGCAGCACCGGCAGCACCGGCAGCTGATTTAAAAGCTGAATTAGCAGCTGCTTCCAGCTTTGCAATATCATCGACACTAACCCCGGTAGTTCTAGCAGTAGAAAGACCCTCTTTAGCTTTTTTGTAATCTTCAACACCCTTAATAAGATTACTAAAAGGATTATTTGAACTACCACGCGAGGCCCCTGAACCTTCAATTGAACGTAGAATTTCATCAGCTTTTTCTTTCGATATTTTGCCTGCATCAAGTTCCGCTGCGACCCGCTGTTTAATCAAATCAATCAATTTTGCAGTTGTTTCCTGAGAAATTGCCAGCTGATCGTTGGTAGCTAACTTATAGGTTTCTGATTCGGTGATAATAGCAGCTGTGATATCTGATATTTTTTTATTACGTTCTTCCTCCTGCAGCTTGGCGTATGACTCGAATCCAGCTTCACGTGCCTGTTTTATTTGACCTTCATAATCATTTTCGATTTTGACTCTTTCATCTGCAGCTTCAGCTGCCATCCGGGCGATATCATCGTAATACTTTTTTTGCTCGGCTTTCTTTTGCTCTTCATAAGCATTTTCCAATGCTTCAACTGCTTTAATGTTCTTCGCTGCCAATTCCGGGGAAATATCCGAAAGTGAGGATGCTTTTTGAAATCCTTTTTTGTCTTTATTCGTCGAATTATACTTATCGATAATCTCCTGTTCCTTCAGCTTAATTTTTTCAAGTTCAGTTTCCTTCTCACGATCAATCGCATCAAGGGTTTTTTGTAAATTATTTTCACGTTGATCAAACAATAGATCTGATGTTTGCTTATTGATTTCAAGTAGCTGTTGTTGGATAACCTTTGCTGCATCGTATGTTTCATCTTTCACTTTTTTGTCAGGTGTTGGAGCAGTTTCCTTTTCAGGTGTGATAATGGAAATCAAACCTCCTTTACTAATTCTTTGTTTTACTTCTTCAATTGCACCATCTACTTTTTTCAGCTCCCCATCTTTCCATGCGTTGAATCTTGCTTCGCTGTCATTCAGCAAATTTGAAATACCACTCCCTTTTTTAGTTGTAGGTTTAGTAAAGTTCTTTTGTTCAAGTTCATATCTTTTTGAGAATAATTCAGTAAGCCGCGCCTCTTCAGCTTTCAACTTAATCGATTTTTCTATAGATTTCATATAATTGTCAACGGCCGATTTATTATCGCGAATCAGACGACCTTCTTTATCAAGCTCCGCATTATAGCCGGGCATTATACCCTGTAGTTTTTTTATTATGCTTAGTTTTTGCGAACGAGATACATTATCCGATTGCAATGCTGTGCGTAATGCTTCAACTTGTGCGAGCTCTTTTGCATAATCATCGGCAGCTGCTTTGGCGGCCTCCATTTGTGCCTTTGATGCTTCCTGACGAGCTTTAACAGCCTCTTGTGCTGCTTTTTTCTGTTCTTTATTTTTGGAAATCAGCTTATCAACCAAATATATTAAACCTGTGATGGCAACAGATAGACCAAGAGTTAAAGTTGCCATTAGTGCTTTTGCTGCTACAGTAGATATACCCAATGTTGTAGCAACTTTAAGGTTGGTTAATGACCATAGTTCATTCGCCTTTGAAAGTAGATGAACTCTGAAATATGAATCTTTATTCAGGGTCTCTGCTACCTGCTGTAAACCTATTGTTATAGCCATTACAGCCTGCAAACGTGTTTGAACTTTCGTTAGCTCCTCGTTTTCCGCCCCAAGTAAAGCTGCTGTTCCAACTGCAGCACTCATAGCTCCCGCCATACCAGTCACGGCTGATGTCACTGATTTAAATCCTGCTTCATCGTCTGCTAGTATCTTAGCTTGCATTGCGGTGTCACCCATCTGATCGTTCAACCGACCTAGTTCAGTTGCCATTTGCCTGTACTCAGGGGTGTTGCGCTTACCCTGCATTTCCAGTTTAGCAAGTTCATCTTTCAGAGTCATGACCTGAGTTCTGAGGCGTACATGAGTTCCAGCTGTTTTTTCGACACTTGCCTCCAGTTCTGTAAGTATATTTTTTTCTTCCTGAAGTGCTCGTTTTGCTGCCGAAAGTTCCTGGGCAAAGGTATCACGTGCTCTACCTGGTGCAGCTCGATCGTAGTACTGCTGTAGTTTCTTTAAATCAGCCTCAACCTGCGCAATATTAGATTTGGTATCGGCAATTCGTTGTTTGGTCTGATCTATAGCTTTCTTGCCCGCATCGGCAACTCCATCAAGCGCCTTCTTTGTTTTCGGGGCCTGATCATCTACATTACCACCAATTATAAAATCAATTTTTACCGGTTCCACGTCTTTAAAGTATTAATTGCTCAATTTGATCCCAGTTCTCCGGGCCAATCACATTATTTTGTTTCTTTCTCATCCTGGGCGAGTCCGTAAGCTTAAGCTGCAACATCATCCACGATTCTCCCCAAAGGATATAATTGTGAGACCAACCGGTCTCCTTTTGAATGCTCCAAATCAAACCAAAGAGGCTATGAGAACCCTCCATCGAGTTCGTTAACTCCCCTTTTCCTGCGGACTCAAATTCATCGGCGAAGTCATTTTCATCATCGCCGCCAATCTGATAGTATTCATAAAAGACTCGCCCCTGGCGTAGATCAAAAGCCACATTACAAGTTCCTGAATCTGATCAGAGGTAAGTGTATTGCGTAAATACCTTCCTACCACTTTTTTGAAGAGCACAATTTTCCAATTCTGATTCAATAGACATGCTGCTACTGCCCTGGTGACAGGTATAATATTTTCACTGATTATCTTTAAATCTATGCTTTCTGCCTTAGCCCCCATTTCATCGATCACTACCCGGGCATCATCTCCAACATTGAGAGGAACTAAATCTTTGATTCCTGGCAACTCCATCAGGTGAAGAAGTGAACCTAACCGAAGTCTTCGTACCACAAGCCGGATTTTCTTTTTGCCAACTATGCGAAATAAAAAGGGCGCTTGAATATGAAATGCAGCGCCCCTATCGAGCAGCGCCTGTGCAGCTGCTTGTTCAACTAATCTATCCATCATGTGCGCGTGTGTGTTTATTTAAATTTGAGGCGCTAAAATGGCACCTCAAATTTTATTTATCCAACAATAATTGGTTTAATACCCGTTTTGGTTGGCTGTAACACAGTTCCCGCGATGATAACCTGTGCAATACCCGATTTAGATAATGCATAATTGATGCGTGAACGTAAACTTACACGAGGCATTGTGATTGGCTTTCCTGTTTTTGGAGTGATTTTTACCGATTTTTCGATAGTAACAGCTGTATCCGGGGCTTCCCACTTTTCGTTTGGTGCTGTACCTGTAACCGCACCTCCAAGAATTTTCACCAGATTAGCGGGGGTAAAATCAATTACTCCCCATTCAAGAGTTGTTTTTCCTTTCGAAGGCACCATTACTACCGGATCGTCCGACTCTTCAACCTGGTGTTCTACCACGTCACCTTCAGCCTGCTCCATTCGTGCAGTATCTTTATAAATCTGTCCAACCGTTTCAAAAACGGTTGCAGGTCCACCGTCTGCTGCAATTTCGCCAATTTCGATCTTGGCAATACCTGTTAAATAATTTTCTGCCATTTTTTCTATTTTATAAGAGTTGTTATTTTGAATATCTTATCAAGGACCGTATAAACCACCCACAAGAGTACACATATCCAGAAGGCAAATCCCGTCCACCATAAAAATCCACACACCTTTTTTGTGGTTGTCTTGTTGATGGTGACAGTGGTTTTCGTATTACTGTACTTCTCCTTTTGCTTTACATGTACACTATCAGGTTTTGAAGTTGCCTTATATGTCAAAATACCATTTGAGAACCCAATTAATGTGGAAACATTGTTGGTTTTGCTTTCTGAGATATTTTTCATCAATACATTATTCATTGAGTCACATTCGAATAATGCACGAAGAGTAAGACTATCTGAAGGTACTGCTATTGGAATCAAGGTTTCTCTTTCGAAAGAAGTGCTTTCGAAGGTCGAGTCGCGACTTTGTTGAATGCTTCGACATCCTGTAAATACCGACAAAGTTGCGATTGCCAGCAATACCAAAAGAAGTATAAAACTAAGCCTGATTGCCTGCGAGGTTTTTGGCCTCTTCCTTTTTTTGTTCAAGATTGTCATGATTGATCTCCTTGAGAATTTTTAAAATCTGTTTGTTAGTGTTTGAAAGCGAACGTATAGTAACTTCCATCTCTGCAATTTTTGTCCGAAGCGATGAAAGCTCCTCTTCGAAGTACTTTTCCCTGGCTTCCAGACTTTCTCGCCAGATCGTGGCCACCCTTTCAAGATTATCAATCTCCGACGATCGCACTGTAGCCAGCGCTTGTCTTTTCTGTGTTCTAAGCAGGAATACTGTGGTAATAAAACCACCACCTAAAATCAGATTAAGTAGTATACTGATATATTGTTCCATCATTTTTTAGATTGATCTATATTCCTTTTTTGCATCAAAACAAGGGCAGATTTTAATCCATTCATCCGGACTGATTATTCCATCTCCGTTTTTATCAGGTGACAAATCACGGTGTCCTACAATCTCAGAATCAGGAAATAAAATCACAAGTTCACGCAACAAGGCTGCTATTGCATCTTTTTGCTGTACAGTGCGGGTATCCGACGGCTTGCCTGAGACGTCAATGCCTCCTTCATAGCATATGCCTATGCTTTGTCGGTTAAAGCCGGTAACATGGGCGCCGGCGAGCTGTAATGGCCTCATTGCAACACGTTGCCCTGAGCGTCGAATGTAAAAGTGATAACCAGCTGAATTGAATCCTCTTTCACGATGATCGATTTCCATCATTTGAGGTGTATAATCTTTCAATACCGAAGTGGCTGAACAATGCACTACAATGAGATTAATATTTCTTGATTTGCGGGACATGGTTTGTAATTTCATTTGTGAAACTAAGGGGCGGATACTGGCTACCAATTACCCGCCCCTTCTCACACACGGGTTTATCCTTAAAAAACTAATATGCAATCACTATGCATCTGCGCGGGTAACCAGAATCTGATAAGTGGCAGTTGAGCCGCCATCAGCAGAGGTTACATTCACGTTGATGATGTTTTCGCCAACAGCCAGGTTACGGTCTGCTGAGGCAACGCCACTTGTTAATGTAGTAGAACCCACTTTGATCACCTGGCCGGTATGAGTTCCGGTAGCTGTGATGGTTGTAGAGTCAACATTGTTGGCAACATTCATCGTATAATTACGCTGGGCGGTGGCAAATGCAGGAACCAAATCACCGGCACTCAGCACCAGGGCATCAAGCTCTGTTGAACCTGCAGCTACAGCAGCATCGCGACCATCGTACAATACGATATCTTCGCCAAAAACAATGTTGGTATCGGCTTTCATCAGCATCTTGAAGAAATACTTCTCACCCGCATTGGTCAGTTTGTCAATCAGGATAGCGTCCTGATCATCAACCAGCGATACACCAGCCCAGAAATTAGAGTCAACACCAGTAGAAGTAACAGCTGCTACAATCACATCCTTAGGCCAGTCGGCAAGGGCTACGATACGAATACCTTTGAACCTTTCCGGATTCATATTCGTATAGTCAGCTCCTTTGGATGGTCGATCTGTCAGTTCGTATTCGTAAGCCTCAGCATCTTCAACCGACATAAACATCTTCAGATTGGGGTTATTCTTGATAGCTTTAGGAATACGCGCACGCACCAGTTTCATTTTAGCGATTACGTTTGATTGTGTCAGTGCTACCGGAGTAGGTACCTTAACTACCGAACTGTCGGCAGAAATACGGGTCAAAATACCATCAAAATACTGTCCTTCAGATGAACCTTTAACGCCATTGATAAACTCACCCCCCAGTTCAAAATCAACCACCTTGGCAAGTTCTGCAAGCAGCTTGGTTTGTATCTCTGAAGGTAATTCGGCAAAAACCAGGTTACCGGTTGGCTGGAACGGACGCCAAATGCTTTCGAACACACGTGGATTAAACGTGGTGAACGCCATCACATCCTGAGGCTCAAGATATTTTTCGTCGATAGTAAAATCACCTTTGCTGTCTCCTTCAACAGGCTGCTCCTTGCGCTTTTGCAACATCTTACCTGCTTTGAGCCTCGGAATTGCGAACTTCTTACTCACGTTAGGCTGAACCCTTATGTGGCCACCCGCAACGATCTCGTTGCCTGTGGTGGCTCTGACCAACAGATCCTCGAGTACCTCTCCAGCGTAGGCCGTGGTTATTGTTATGGCCATGGGCAACACGCCTGCCATGGGCGTGAATAGCGAACCCACCACCGAAAGTGTGGTGCCGATGCCAATAATCGCTCCGGGATCAAATCCGGAGGCGCTGGCAATGGCCGATCCGGCAACAATGTTGAAAAGCAACATCGTGAAAAGCGAAACTAAAATTTTGAATGTTTTCATACTTTTTTGAAAATTGATTGAATAATGTTTGAATAGTCTTTAATTGCTTCGAGGAACTGCTTATTTTTTCTTTGAGTTTTCCTCAATTTCGCGCTGCCGTTTTTCCCAGGCTGTTTCGCCATCTTTCCCACTCGTGTCGGCTAGATTTACGGCTACCGATTTGCGTTTGCTCATCGACTGCAGCATGTCCATCGTTGCTTCCGGGTCGGCATCATACAGCTTTAGCATTTTTGTCTTTACCGATCCGTCGGCCTTTTCGCTCAGGCGGCCATCTTTGAAGGCACTTGCAAGTTCTGTTTCGAAAGCGTTTTTTTTTGCCGTCTTATCAGCAAGCTCAATGGCATCAATACGATCCTGCAGGGCTTTCTTTTCGTCCTGCTCCTTTTTCAAATCAGCTTTAAGCTGAACATTTTCGTCCTGGATAGGCTTCACGGCATTAATAGCATCCTGTTCGGTTGCTCCATCCTGTAACTTTAAAAATTTAATAAGTTCCTTCATTTCGTTTTTATTTGGGGTTAATTCATTCAAGGGGATATTTTCTCCACCGGCAGAAAGCTCAATGAGCTTGTCGTTGTCATCGTAAAGAGCCAGTGCATTATCGTTTGAACCGATATCAACAATGGAGGCCTCACGAACTTTGAACTTCAGAACCGTCTCGTACCGCTGTCCGGGTTTCACATAGATAGGATCTGACGAAGACTCAACAACACGAATTCCAAGTGAGCACATCCTAAGTGTTCCGGACTCTACTTTTTCCTCAATTTTTTGCGAAAAATCATCTGTATCAAATACTGCATCGGCCAGTATCTTGTCACCCTCAATACGGATGTTCTCCCAGTGACCAATAGGCAACACTTCATTTTCCGTTCCCCGCCATCCGCGGTTATGATTCCACAGCATGATCGGATTTTTCTGAAACTGCGAAATATCAGCTCCGGAAGTGCGCATCCAGAATCCATTACTGTTTATCGATTCATCGTGAAGTACAAAAGTTTTTGACATAAACCTAAATTTTGTGCGATTATCTGTTGATTGTGTGGCAAAATTCCTATATAATCTCATAGTCTCAAAAAAAACATGACATCACGTCAGTCATTTTTTAAGTTAAGCGTTTAAACAGGTTATTTTGCTGGAAATTTAAACATGTAATAATGTCAGCAGCAAGAGAAACCAAACAGGAGCGCACACGGAAAAAAGAGCTCGCGCAGTTCTTCTATTGCAATTCGCAACTATCACAAAAAGAAATAGCCGAGAAAGTTGGTGTTTCCGAAGTAAGCATGAGCAAGTGGGTAAGAGAAGGAAAGTGGGACACACTCAAGGCATCTATAACCATTACACGCCAGGAACAGCTTAATCGGGTATATCAGCAGATCTCTGCCATTAACAACAAGATCACCGAGGAACAAAAAGGTATTCCAACAGGGGCCGACGCCGATGTACTGGCCAAACTGGCTGCCGTGGTTGAACGTCTTGAAAAGGAAACATCCATTACCGACGTGGTGAGCGTATCTATGAAGTTCCTGGACTGGCTCCGCAAGATCGATACCGAGAAAGCCAAGGAGCTTAGCGGGCTATTCGATGCATTTATCAAGGATTTACTGAGATAATCAACATAATGTTTAACTAATTCAAATTCTTATGAGTGCAGAAGCTTATAAAGCCCTACAACAGTGGGAAGCTTTCAGAACAGAACTTTTAAAGTCGTAAGGTAAATGGCATCAGCAAAGGACAAACAATCTATCAGGGAGTGGGACGAATACGTCAAGGCATTACGTACCGATACAGCCCTCGAGGCCGATAAGTCGAAGGCGGATATTGAAAAGCATCGACAGAGCCTCGAGCGCGATCCGGTCGCGTGGATGAAATATATGTTTCCGAATTACGCCACGGCCGATTTCGCCCCATTCCATAAAAGGTTTATCAAAAGAGCAATCGAGAACGCCGAGTGGTACGAGGTCATATCCTGGGCGCGCGAGCTGGCCAAGGACACCGTGGTTATGATGACCATGATGTATCTGAACCTGACGGGCAAGAAGAAATTTACCATTTTCGTGTCAAGCTCATACGATGCAGCCTGTGATTTGCTTATGCCCTACATGCTGAACTTCGAGGGAAACAGCCGTATTATTGCCTACTACGGAGAACAAAAGAAATGGGGAAGCTGGGAAAACGGGAACTTCACAACCAAATGCGGGGCACGCTATGTGGCAATCGGTGCCGGTCAGTCTCCGCGTGGAAAGAAAAACGAAGCCCTCCGTCCGGATTCCATTATCCTAACGGACTTAGACACGGACGAAGATACCCGGAACAAGGACACCATCGACAAGCGCTGGGACTGGGTCGAAAAGGCACTGATTCCGACCCGATCCGTTAGCAAACCATTACTTACGCTTGTATTGGGAAACATTATCGCTAAAGATTGCTGTGTTACCCGTGCGGGAAAGATGGCAGACCATTGGGATATTGTTAATATTCGCGACAAGGATGGCAAGAGCTCATGGCCGGCAAAGAACACCGAGGAGATGATTGACCGGGTACTGAGTAAAATCAGCACCAAAGCTGCCCAGGGCGAGTATTTCAACAATCCACTCTCTGAAGGTGATATTTTCAAAGAAGAAACATGGGGTAAATGTCCACCGTTATCTAAGCTTCCATTCGCACTGGTATATGCCGATCCATCTCCATCGAACAAGGACAAACAAAAGAAAGGTACATCCTTTAAATCAGCCTGGTTGATGGGATACAAAGATGGGGTATTCTATGTTTACAAAGGCTTCCTTGAACAAACGGGAACCGACACATTCGTTAACTGGTTCTACGACCTGCGTGACTGGTCGGATGGTAAAGCGCTTCTCTATAATTACATCGAGAACAACAGTTTGCAGGATCCATTTTACGAACAGGTTATTCAGCCCAAGTTTCTCGAACTGGGTAAAACAAAAGGGTATGTTAACATAACACCCGACACACGTCGCAAACCCGACAAGCCGGTACGTATCGAGGGCACTCTCGAACCGCTGTGGCGAACCGGCCAACTGGTTTTCAATATCGACGAGAAAGGGAACCCCCACATGATGCGCCTGGTGGAACAGTTCAAGCTTTTCACTATGCAAATGAAGGCTCCCGGAGACGGCCCCGACTGTATTGAGGGTGGTGTGTGGATACTGAACCAAAAAATTAGGGTAGCAACACCCTCTGATTTCAAAACATTTTCAAAACAAACAAACAGCAAACGAATTTAACTCACACACAATGAACATTTTTAAACGCATCAAAAGAGCCGCTAGGCATGAACGCATCAGGCGTGAAACAAAAAGAATGAGCCGGCTGCAAGGATTCAGGTATTTTAAACGCAAATGCATAGAGGCCGAAAGGCTTGCACGTGAAACCGGCAAGCGATACAGGGTATATCTTTTCGACCGGTACCGGGCATATTCCCGGCAAGATATTCAGCTGATGAAGAATCGCGGAGTCATTTCCAAAAAGCAGGAAACCGGTATGTATAGCAATCTGGTGCTATACGATACACTTACTAAAACCATTACGCATCCCGATTTTTTAACCCACAAAATAGAACAACCATGTACGTTTCTCTGGAGGAAATTAAAACGCATCTTTACTACGAGCAAATCATAACCATCGCCGATGGAGACCCCTCAAAGCTTCTAAAAGCGATTAATGTGGCCATTGCCGAAGTACGTGGATATCTTGCCGGCCGGTACGATATTGATGCTGAATTGGCTAAATCAGGCGAGGATCGAAACGAACTGCTGGTGCTGTGGATTAAAGACATCGCAGTTTGGCATTTTGTCAATATCTGTAATGTGAACACCTCACTCGAGCTTCGCGCAAAGCGTCGCGACGATGCCGTATCGGAACTGGTAAAGATACAGAAGGGTAACTTCGACATTGCCTTACCATCACGGCGCGATGAATCCGGCAGGGAACTAAATAGCACTCCTTTCGCCCTGGGGTCAAATAAGCGCAGAGAATCTCATATATAAACATTATTCAAACATGTCAAAGAAAAACAATACCCTTCAAAGTCTGCCTGCAGGTGCAATAATTAAATCATTGGTGATACAACCTGCAAAACTCGAGTCGGCAGATATTGGCACCTGGCGCACCGCACTCAATAATGCCAACAGGGGCAACCGTGCAAAATTGTACGATCTTATCGATAACGTAATGTTGGATCCGGTACTTTCATCAGCTGTTGACAGGCGGATCAACAAAATTACCAATGCCGAAATCACCTTTCAACGCTATGGTGAATCTGTTGAGGAAATTGACGATCTGATTGACACACCGGAATTCGAACTATTAATCGAAGAAATTGCCCGGGCGCGTGCATATGGTAAGTCAGTTATTGAGGTGGGTTTTTCGCCTGAGTTTGATGTGTTCTCTTTTCCAAGAAAACATATCAAAATCACCAACCTGGACAAGCCACTATCGGAACGTAAGCGTTTCATAGCTGCGAGGACAACGGACCAACACGGCTATGACTATACGCAGGATGACTTTATATTTGAATGTGGCAGAGATGATGATTTTGGTTACATATTCAAAGCTGCTGCATACGTGATCTATAAACGTGG